GAGCCGCTGCCGGTATAGAGCCCGGTAGCTGCGAGGTCTGCCGTGAGCATGTCGCTGAGGACTACTCTAGCTCCCCCGAGCTTCGCAATTTCTCCGTTTAGCACAGACGCCTGAGGCCCGTAGTTTGCTACTAGGGAGACCTGGTCGAGTCCAGCCACGTTGGCGAGATACCCTTCGGGGCTGATCATGTAAATCAGGTTCCCCTCAGTCCCGCCGATTCCGCGAGGCGTGGCAAGGTCTGCCAAGTCTGCGAGGAAGTTGGCATAGCTATAGGTCGAACGGTCAACGGTTGCGCTCTGGTCATAGGCGCGGGCACGAAGACCCAGCCAGCCGCGACGATGATCGATCGAGGTACCGAGACCAGAAGAGCCCCAGAGACCGCGAGTGTTCCAAGAAGCAATCGCGTCCTGATGAGTCGCAGCGCTGTCTCCGTTCACGATGCAATCGTCCACGCCATGGACGAGGGCTTCGATTGCCTGGGACCTCAGAAGAGGCACCATATCGAAAATTGCGTCCTGTTCAGCATCGTCCGAGAGGACGGTCCTGACAGCCATTCCCTTCGGTGCGATGGTGCGCTCTGCGGTGCCGAGGCTGGAGGCCTCGAATTGTGCAGGGTTGTCGCTGGTTACGCTTCCCTTGAGGTATGGGCGCAGGCCGCTGCTAATGACGGGCATTGTCTGAGAGTTCGACGAAACGGCGATCTCATCGAAGAGGCTCATCACCTGTCCGCGAATGATCACGTCCTTCTCAAGAAGGGGAAGCACTGGGGCGGGGATGAACTCGCCACCGCTACCGGCCTGAGAGTCGAAGGCACGACGGACAGCGCTGGGTGCCTGAGTTATGATGTGGTGCACGTGCGAGAGAGCCTTCTGATGAGGGCGGCCCAGTGCAGCGGATGCGAAGGTGTAGGTCTCGCAGGCCTTTTGAAATTCTTCTTGCCAGTCATTCCGCGCGGTGTCATCGAGGAGACCCGGCAGGTATACGCCGTGCTCGTTCTCTTTACCGACTGTGCGGATGCCCTTGGCGGTAATGTAGCGGCCAAGCTCGCTGTCACCCTTGGCAGGTGCGGCGAGGGAGGCGCGGGCCTCTTGGAGGCTCTTCTGCGCGGCCTTGAGGTCGGTTGTCATCGCCTCCATATTGGCGCGCAGCTTGCCGTTCTCATCGCGAAGTTCTTTCGCGGCCTTGTGTACGTCGTGGATCGCTTTCCGTGCCCCGTCGGGGGTGGACAGATCCGGTGTATTGTCTAGAAAGTCCATAGCTGTGTCCTTGTGGGCTACGGTTGCGGGTCGCCTCAGTCACTATGACCGAAGACGGAAGAAATCGGGTCAGGCCCGAAGAGGTTGCAGAGCGCGTCGGCGGCGTCCTTGATGACGGGCGCGGCAGGCTCGGACAAGATCCACGCCTCGATGCAGGCCTTTACCTCTGGGTCGGCCATCGCCTCGGCGGCGCGCTCTTCTGCGGTGCGCTTGATCGGCTCCATCTCTTCGAGGGCGCGACGAATGGCGAGCGCTTGGGGGTTAGCTGGTATGGGCACAACGCTGGTCTCTAGGAGTTCAGAATTGCGATACACCCATCCCTCCTCGCCATAGCGAGGATCATCCTTCGGAAGCGATGAGCGGCGCACAGACTCACCAGGGGCGAAACCTACCGACACAGCATTAAGGAAGCCTCGACGCATCTGGCTGGCCACAGTGCGCCCGAGCGGATTCTCTGGGCTCTCGTCGAACTCAATGTCCATCATCAGGACGCCGTCAGCGTCTACCGTCACAGATGTGGCGCGGCCTACGGGCGGGATGTCGTACCGATGAGCCCACTGGATGACAGGGTTTGACGCGAAGCGCTGGAGGTCCCAGGGTGCCTCGACGATGTCGCCCATGCGGTCCACTGTGGGAGCGCTTGCGATGACTGTGATCTGTCCGTTCTCGGCTTCTCTGGCTTCGATGCGGTACTCTCTGACGATAGGATCAGCCATCTGCGTCCTCTGGGAAGAATGTGTCTATGCGGTCTGCGTCGCCCTCTGGAAGCCTGAAGGGCTCGCGCTCGCTGCTGAGTGCCTCCGCGTCCTCCTTATCGATGAACGGGATTAGGTTGCACCGGCAGTTAATATCCTCGCTCGCGCTTCCGAACTGGCCCGGGCCGACAGGGCTACCGCCGCTTGAGCTGAAGGCCTCGCCCTCTGGGACGAATACTCCATCAAGCTCTCTGTGTGCGTCGCGGACTCCAGAGTCGCCAGCTGTGATCCACATCACCTGCACGGGCACGCCCTCATCGGCTGCGCTTGCGAATGCTGCGAGGGCGCCCGCGTTGGTGTTCCGTGTCGCCTCAGTGCGTGCGATCATGAGAGCCCGCGCGGCGTCAAATGCTTTTGAGTCCATCAGCCTGCGCTGGACCTGTGCTGTCGTCTGACCCTCGGCCAGCCCTTCGATTATGATCTTGCGGATGGCTCGCTCTGTCGTCTCGCTGACGTCTGTAACCATCTGGCCTGTCGCGGCTGCGATGGCGCCGTCGAGGCGGATAGGGTCGAAGACTCGATCGCCTGCGTCCATCTGGCGGATAGCCAGCTGATAGGACTGCTCCAGCAGCGAGGAAAAGATCGGCAGCACCAGCTGCCTGAGCGCTGCCTTCTCTTTTTCAGATGCGAGGATCTGCGTCAGCTCTTGCTCGGTGGGCGGCGCCTTGGTGATGCCCTTCTGGTTGTAGAATCGGCGCAGCCTTGACGCGTAGCGCTTGCTCTGCTTCGTGAAGAAGCCCCGCATCAGGATATTGATCTTGCGCTCTGCCGGCTCGTGTAGCCGCTCGATGTAGCCCTTCCAAACCTCGACGCGCTCCTCTCTCGTCTGCGGGATGATGTACTCTCTCCGCTTGTCTTCGTCCTCGTCGTCGTCGTAGAAGCTGCGGAAGGCGCTCCTCTCTTCAGGCTTGCCCTTCTTCTTCTCGGCTTCGATCAGGTCCTTCATGTAGCTTTGACCGCGCGAGCCTACCACCAGCCACTTAATCTGGGCCACCACTCCCGCAAGCTTGAAGTCCTCAAGGTGTCGGGCACCCCATGACTCCCGCAATCTGATCGCCCTCTCTTCTGCCACGCCCTCAGGGCTCATATCCCCGCCGCGCTTCGCTATTGGGTAGAGTTTCTTGAATTGCTCGCTACCCTTGATGTTTCCGCCAGCCCTCCAGATGTTCGGATGATTGAGCTTGAGATCTTCCGCATAATCTGGATCAAAGACGCCCCACTGAGAAGCCGATAGGCTGACCTCTTCGTCGTCGCCTTCTTCTGGGAAGTTAGTCGGGTCTTTGTCCCCGACTGCCTTCGTCTCAATCCCCATGATAGATCTGAGGTTCTCGGCCTCTGCCTCGTCCGCCTCTGGCTCCGGCTGCCCATCCATGCTGTCAAGCTCGTCGGCGAACTCCTGCTCTGGTAGCTCCTCGAAGCCCTCGAAGGCTGCAGCGTCTGCGAGCGATAGCCCCATGTCATACCATTGACGCACGCGGAGTACACGGTCTGAGCGGCTCTCCTGCAGTGCCTCGACGGCTGAGAAGTCATGGACGACCCTCACCGATTCGGAACCTGGGAACATCTGAGCCAATCTCGTCAGCTCCACATCAATGAAGGCCGCCCGAGACTGTAGCGTCTGCCAGTACACCTTGGCCTGCTCTCGTGCTGTGGCATAATTGGCCGTAGGCAGTCCGACCCGCGTGGGTGGCACGCTGAAGACTGCGAGAGTGGCTGAGCGCGTCATCTCGCGCTGCTGGCTAAACTCAAGGTCTCGCGGCGTCATCTGGAGCGAATCAAACTTGGCAGGGCCTCCAAGGATGAGGAGCCCGCTCTGTCCGCTCATCTGCCGTTCGTAGCCCTTGCGGATGCGTGAGATCTGCTCCTTACCCCAGACGGCGTCGGGCTCGCTGGGGCTGATGATGCCGCTGGGCCTGCCTGTCTTGGCTGTCTGCTCTGCGCTCTTGATGCTCGCCAGCTCTGTCCGCAGGTCGTGATCCAGAGGCCGCACAGCGCCTGTCCCGTATAGGTTGCTGGGGTCATCCTCCCACGATGGAGATCGCAGGTGCAGCACTTCTTCAAAGGTGTACTCTCGCGTTTTGCCGCTACTGTCGTAGAGGTACTGCCCAGGTTGACCATCTGCCCACGGCTTGACGGTGACACGCTGCGGGATCATGCGAAGCAGTGCAACGGGCTCGCGCTCTCCTGCGATCAAGGCGTAGGCGTCACCGGTCAGGATGTAGTCCGTTACCAGCTGCTTCCGGAAGAGCTGAGCAGATACGCGGGTAGAAGGTTGGGCGAGGAGGTCCAGCACTGGGTGGCTATCGAGTCTCTCCGCATCGGCCCCCGTCCCACGGACAGCCATTAAAGGGAGCCCAGCCAGATCTGAACTAATGGCATCGACGCAGGAATAGACCCAAGGGA